GGATCTGCAACAATGTCAGCAGCAGTAGCCAACATGAAGTCTTCACCCACATAGTTAACACCATTACGCTGAACGAGAGATCCCATGCCGCGTGAAGAAACGCCCAACGTAACCCCATCATTGAGGAGGGCTCCGGCGATACGTCCCATAGGAGTCTCGAGGATTTTAGCCTTGCCAATGAAGTTACTCCCTTCTTGTTTCAGTGATGTGATCTTGTGAGAAACGCGATCCAGATTAACCGTCGGTCCATCGGGATGTCCCAGTTCCCCCATCGCACGATTCTTCGAAATATATTGTTCGTTGTACCTGCCAACTTCCTTGGCAAGGATGCTGCTTTCGTAAATCCTGCCGTTGCGATTCTTAATGTCGCCTTGAAGAAACGGTCCGGTGATGTGGAATGTTTTCTTGCCACCACTTTCCTCGACTAGTACTTGTACAGCCTCGACTTCTTCTCTGATAAGTTTCATTCTTCAGGTTCCTCCTGTGTTTGTGCATCACTGATAACAGGAGCGAAGTACTCCGCTGAGATTTCAGGCTTGATGTCATTGATTGCTTGATAAGACCGGGCGAGCAACTCAGTGTTCAGCACGTCAGACGCTTCCGCGTTCTTACCCTGCACAATCAAGTCAATAAGTTCTGCAACTCTGGACATAATGTGTGTATAGTTTTTTACTATTTAGGATTGTGGTAGTTACATAGGTGCAGTGCCTGCACCAGGACCAGCAGCACCACCAGCTACTGCTCCACCGCCTCCGGCCATAGGTGGTGCACCACCGGCTAGGTCTTGGTCATCAGTCATCGCTGGATCTTGTTCAGCCTGTTGTTGTAATTCTGCTGAGAGCTCTGGGTTCTGACCCGTGGTACCAGCCATCTGCCTTTGTCTCATCATTTGAGCGTTGGGGTCAGGAATAATACCAACGTTACGCTCATAAGAAATCTGCTGGTCGATCTCTTTAATCTCACCGTCAGTGTAGCCAAGCAGTCTGTTGCGTACCTGATAGACAGAGAAGTACTTACCAAGATATGGCTCAGCCATAGCAGCAATCTGCAGTCTGTTCTGCATCATCTCCATCTCTCTGAGCTCAGAGAAGTGGTTGTCATAGACAAAGTCAAACTGAATGTGCTCTCTCATAGAGTCATACTCTTTAGGAGATACTACACCCTTCAGTACCAGCTGTGTCTTAAGAAGATCAACAAAAAGGTAGGAGAATTTCTTTCTCATTCTACCCACAAACTTCGCAAACTTAACCTCATCTCTCATGATGTCATCGGACTTACCAATCTGGAAGCCACCGTCACCCTGCATACGTGAAGCAGGAACGTTAAGAGATTTGTAAAGTTTGTCCTGGAAGTACTTAAGGTCTTCCAGCTCACCCAAGTTCTGACCACCAGGCAGAGTAGATACCTCAGTACCACGACCACCCTCACGTCTTGGCAGCCAGTAGTCTTCCAGCATAGACATGAACTTTTTGTCGTCACGAATCTCACCAGTGCTCTGGTCATAAGTGATCTTCGTTCTGTAACGTGCCATCACGTCACGCAGATAGTTCTCAGCCTTAGCCTTGGGCAGGTTACCGACGTCAATATAGAACAAACGACGCTCAGGTGCTCTTGCCATACGGTAGATAACAATAGCGTCCTCCATCCAGCGCAGCTGGTTGAGTGACTTCTGTGCCTTGTTAAGGTAGGACAGCACTTGTCCATTGTTACCATCTACCAGGCCTGAGGTGATATAGGTCACCGAATCTCTGGCAATCTTAATGGTCTGGTTCTGCGAGTTGGTACCACCATAGTTGTTACCCATGTAGTTGATACCCTTCTTGTTATACATGAAGTATTCCAAGACACGAGCAGGGAACTGAGTAGTCGCTTGACCAAACACTTTAGGTTGGTCACCACTCAATGGCTTGTGCGGGTTACGCAGAATAGGATCGGGAAGTTGTGGTCTCTTGTACTCTCTTACCAGTTTAATCTTGAGAGCATCAATGTTACGAATATCAGTGATGCCACGCTCAGGATTGTTCAGGTCAATAACCTTATGATAATACAGACGTCCATCGATATACCACTTACGGAACATCTCATGGGCTTTGTTATTAAAGTCCAGGAGATGCAGAATATATGAAAACTCCTCTCTAATAATAGTTTTAATTCTTTCTGACACGTCCAGATTGGACAGATCAATTGCTACTGGTGTATCGTTGGTATCTGATACGATAGCTTCGTTTACAATATCCTCGATCGCACTATCAACTTCGGGGTGCATCGCCATACAGCGATACTTCTTAATCATTTCGGTGTCTCTCTGAGACCCGTCATCCATATTCATCCCGTAGCCAGTCAGGCCACCAGCAGCGACGGTTACACCGTCGTCCATATTTGGTGGAACTGGGGATATCTTTTTCTTCAGTTCGTCAGCGTCTGGCTCTCTATATGAGAAGCCGAACAGCCTACCTTCCCTCTGATTATTATACTGTGGAGAGCTATTCACTGTGTTATTCAGTCTGTTATACCTTATTTATCCCATAAAAAAGGGGGCCTGAGCCCCCTTGTACGTTGTTGAATATATCAGCTCGATACTGCGTTGAGATCTGCGCTCGAATTGATAGGTACCGCAGAGGTGAATGGATCACCTGCCTCAATCGCACTCCAGTATTGAACACAAAGGTTGACTTCGTACTCCTCAATGGTGTCCTGTGTCTCAAAGTCGAGACCAATTTCACCAACAGTCGAAGGCCATACACCTTCAAATCTGTAAGCACGGAGCTGGTTACCGTCGCGGTCAAGCTGTCTGACGATAGCTGTACCGAAGTAATCTACCAGTGTGTTAGAACCAAGAACAAAGTTATGGTTCTGGATGCGCTCGGCCCACTCTTCGAATGCCTTACGGATTCCGAAGGTGACGTCGTTGATTACCGTTACGCTCCAGTCATCATAGTTTCTGTCGCCAGAAACCTTGAGCTTACGCCCTCTGAAAGGAACGTCAATTACGCCGACGTTAGAGGCGGGAAGTGCAGCAGTTTTAATCAGGAAGGTACCCTCCTGAGTTGCTTGGGTGGGGTCAGGAACAACTGTGTCGGGGAAGGTCATTTCGACCTGGAACATAGTTGGGCGTACACCACCACCCTGAAGTACAGCCTTAAAATCCTCAATACTTTTTTGAAATGCCATTGGACTTACCTATATGTGATCAGAAGGAATTGCGTCTGTGGAGGCCAACCGCCTCGTCGAACGTCATACCTGTCTTAGTTGCGATGAAGTTCAGGGTGATGAAGTTGATGCTTCTAGCAGGCTTGATATAGATGTCAGCAACGAACTCGTTACGATCAATAATCTCAGGAGTGTTGTTGGACTCGTCACAAACTACCAGGAAGTCATACATACCTCTCTTCGACTGAACGTTTCTGAGGAATGGGTTGACGTTGTTCTTGAACAGTGTTCTAGTAACTTCGTCGTTGAACTCGAAGAGAGTTTGGCGAGAAAGCTTAGCAATCTCTTTCTCTACTACCAGGAACAGACGTCTGACGTTGATACGATCAAAGGCAGAGCTGTAGCCCAGAGCAGTTTTGTCTCCGAAGAGAACAGTTCCTTCGCCAGGGAAGTCGACAACAGGGTTGACTCTGTGTGTATACAGGTCATCACGTTGCTTCTTGCTTGGGTTGAAGGGAAGCTTAACGGCGTTACGGATTTGACCTCTTGCAAAACCAGCAGGCGAGAACCAGGGCTCGGATCTAAAGGAAGAATAGACCAGCGTTCCGGCTGTGTCACCGTTCAGAGGTGTGTATCTGTACTTGTCGTTGAAGCGATCGTAGTGGTACTTATAACCACTATCGAATACAGCATAGGACGAGGAGGAAAGTTCCTTAGCCCAGGATACTACCAGGTCGGTAGTTCTGTCAGCGTCCAGCTGGTTGACAACCATATAACGTGGAGGAGACAGGAAAGTCATACAGTCTCTTCTGTCCTCAGCGATGGAGATAAGGAAGTTAGCCTTAGCTACAGCGTCGTCAAGGTTTTCACCGGCAGGGCCCTGCAGGACGTAGTCCAGATCGAAGATATTTTCACGATCGAACTTGTTGTAAGCATACTGCAGCTCACCAAGTGAAGCAGTCAGCTTGTCCTCACCACCACGCAGTACTCTCTGCGAAGGAATGATGTAAGCACAGTTGGCACCGTCAGCCATGTTGGCACCGACATCAGTCTTACCGTCATTCAACCCGCCTTGTGCACTGTCAAGAGGCTGGTTTGCGAACATATACAGAGAGAACTCATTGATTCTGTCTGCGTAGTAGTTCTTCTCACCTTCTTGAGTGATTGCGTTTTGAAGTTTAGAAACACCAACATATGCTTCAAGTACGTTACCCTTGGAGCCAGTCAGGTCGCCAGTGGCGTCATAGACCAGGATGTTGAGCTCGTCGTTTCTAGCTCCTCTATCCATTGCGTTGGGTGAGGTGCCGGGACGGCTTGCAAATCTATACCAGGGAAGACCTTGGAATGCGATCTGCTGAGTATACCAATCACCAATTGCCTGAACAGTGAAGGTGTTTTTATTATCAGTTACTGCGTCACCAACTTGTGGTGTGTAGGTGTTATACCACTTCTCAGTACGAGTGTTGTACTGATAGATGTCACCATTGCTGGCTGGACCACCGTATCTTACCTTTTGGTTATTGCGTGGGGACTTAGACCAACCAAAGCTTTCGCCTTCAACTCTGGTGTACTCCTCAGGAGTCCAGATCATGTTGACGATTCTCTCGTTAGTAACGCCACCAGGCAGTACCGACTCAGCATAGATGACTGGGCCTTCGCTTCCGTTATCATCAGACTCGATAGGCTGAGAGGACTGAGAAGTCAGCAGAGGAACAGCTACACTGTAAGGAGCATAGTACTCAAGTGTGCCTTGCTTCCATACATCAATAGCAACGGGAGCAATTGTGTCACTGGCGTTTTCCTTCAGGATATCATTGAGTTGAAATCTACCGAAGGTAACTAGGATCTGCATAACGCCATTCTCATAGCGCATGATGAAACCTTTACCATCCAGTGAACCGTCAGGCTCATATGCCTCAACATATACTGGGAACTCGGTGTCGTCGTCCTCAAGATCAGTGTGTTGCAGAGAACCACTAGCTGTTACTTTAACGTAATTACCAATGACAGTTCCACTATCGATACCTTGATCGAATTCAGCGTTGACTAATTCACCGTTTGCGTTCTTTTTGATACCGACAACACCAAGAACAGACTGATAGTCAGCACCAGCGTCAATAATAGAAACGCCGAGGCTGTTGCCCCAGGTACCGGGGTTACGTGCCAGGAACTTGGCAGGGCTATAGCCTTGCTGATACACATCCTCAAGGAAGTGATCGTAGTTCTTTACGTAAGGTGCGTTGATGTCTCCCTCAAGGAAGTCAGCAGCGTTTCTCATCGACTGCAGGTTGGGGGAGCTGAATCCCAGAGACTCAACAGCCTCATCACCTACAGCGTCGTCGCAACGGACGACATAGCATACGCCACCATATTCCAGGAAGTTAGAAACTGTCCACCAGTACTCATAGTTTTCCTCTGTAGGAAGACCAAATACCTTCTCAAGCTCAGCTTCAGTATTAATCTTTACGAACTCATCGACCGGTCCCTTAAGGAAAGGACCACAAAGGGCACCCACATTAGTAGTGATAGCATCACTAGTTCCCCTGGTAAGATCAATCTCGTTGACGATGATACCTGGAGAAGCGGTTTTAATAACCATTACTCTTTCTCCCGAATATAGGTAATATTCAAATTTATTTAGAAAAAGCTAGTGTTTAACAGGTGTTACGGCATTACTTAAAAGTTTTTAAGTAAATGGTAGTACCCTATCACATCCCTTTACCACCAGTCAGTATTTGGAGTATTCGATTCACCCCACTGCCAAGGTGAATAAGGCATACCATACTCATCCATCTTGTCTCTAAATTTGTCATACCTATCTGACTGCCACTCTGTCCTCCACAGCTCTCCACCATCTGTAAAGTAGTCGTCATCCGCACCACCAACGATGAAACCAAACGGTGACATGTCCTCCTCTAGTTGTGTCTTATCCTTCTCATACAACTCCTCCCTGACACTCTGATCAGTCATCTCCTTAAAGTAGTCTTGTGCTACTGCCCAGGCGTAAATAACCATACACATGACAAGGTCATCATGGCATCCATCTTCAGCAGAAAAGGAATCACGCTTCTCGACAAAGGTGGTAAGCTCATTGATGATAGTGAAGTCATTGAAAATAATCTTATCAGACTCCACCATTTGTTTGAGATTGCTGCAGCCAAGTTTCTTTGGAGCCTTCGCCATCTTAAGACCAAGCTGCGTCTTACCACCAGAGAACCCATGTCCTAAGACCTGGCCATTCCTACCACGCATTGATGTCATCAACAGGTTCTCATACTCCATATCATAGAAGATAATGGATGCCACCTGATCACCAATGTCATTAACCTCTGCAAGGATCCAAGCCCTATTGTATTTCTTTGCTACTTGAACAATAATGTCAGGGAACAACATAGGTTTGATTGTATTGCTACGATACTTTCCTACCAGTCTATGTGGATACTCTGTGATATCTACCAGGATAAAGGCAGAGTAGTCAAGCTTCATACCACGTGAGACGTCCACTGTCATCATATACTCGTGGCCTTCCTTAGGCTCTTCGTAAATATCAAGACCAGCAGATGACGTTAGTGGTTCATTATATGTCAATGCCTTAAGTTTAGAACCAGCGATAAGAGTACCAGCAGAACCAATAAAGTCACACTCAAACTCCTGTTGAAACTGTTGCTCTGATGTGTTGGCAATGGTTTCAGCCTTCCAGGCTTCATCTCTACCTGGGACTTCAGACCAGTGTGCCTCTGTGTGTCTGTAACTATTCCTGCCATTCTCTGCATCATTCCACAACTTATAGAAGTGGTTCATCCCATTAGGGGTAGAAACAATGATGACCTTAGTACTCTTACCAGAGGAGATAGTAGGATATACTGAACTAAAGAACTCGTCTGCTACGTTGGTGGGAACGAACGCAAACTCGTCAAGCATAACAATATTGTAAGAAAAACCACGGACGGCAGAACTAGATGTCGACGACGCAGTAATTCTCGAACCATTTTCCAGTTCAATCGAACCTTTGTTCCAGCCGAGTACCCCTTGCTGTAGCCATTTCGGTAAGTTTTCATAAGATGTTTGCAATTTAGCCATCAGTTCGAAGGCTGTCTCACGTTTGTTAGCCAGGATGGCAATATTAATATTGTCTCTAAAGATAGCCTGGTGGATTAGATAGGCAGTAACAGTAACAGACTTACCTGACTGACGTGGCAGCTTACAGATACTGAATCGATTGTTGTGGAAACTGTCAATCAGATTCCGTTGGAAAGGGTATGGAATGAAAGGAACAATACCGTCGTCCAGAGAGATAACTTTAATATAGTTCTCAAGAAAGTACTCAGGATCTTGGGAGCATTTGATAACCTCCGATACTTGTTCCTTAGTAAAATCGATCTGTACTCCTCTCTGCTTGAGAAGAGGATTAGATTTATACGCGGACCTATCATCTAATTGCATAATGTAATAACCTTATCAGCAGTTCCAACGACGTCTTGCTGCCTTACCTCTCTCACCAGTCCATCCTCTGGACCTGGCACAGAAACTCTTGCGTCTGTTAGCTGCCTTAGAACCAGCTTTAAGTTTGGAAGGAGGTGTCGTGACTGCAGTCTTTAAGTTGCCACCAGTTCTACGATTATACTTGGCAACACCCTTAGCTGTCATACCAGCACCAGACTCAGTACTTCTCTTGTCACCAGACTTCTGGGACATACCAGACATGTCTTCTGGTACGTACTCTAATTCTTCTTGACGTAGTGCCTTACGACGTTTCTTCTCCATCTGCTTAGGAGTTACAACTTCTCCTTTACCACGATTAGCATCAGGATCCCAGTTATTGGGTGGAGTATAGTTGTCTCCAAAAGATTTGATGTTGGATCTTACACGTTGTGTATGTTGCTTATTGCTGATACGACGTGAGTCTTCTTGGATTTCTGCTTCCTCTTTCATCCAGGGTGGCTTACCACCAAACTTAGCATAGGCTTTGTCCTTAGCCTTTTTGTTGAGATCTACGCTACGATTTTGCTGCTTCTTGCCTACCTTCTCAGGAGCCTCAACTACTTCCTCCACCTTAAGAGTCTTAGGATATCCTTTCTCACCAGGCTTAGCTGGTTTCTCGCCACGCTTACGCTTGGCGTGGATGTTGTCCCAGAGTCCTCGCTTGCCTTCACCGAACACAACGGTCTTGATCTCACCGGTATCGTGATCCGCTACA